ATAAGGCTTTAAGGACATTGGTCTTACTTCTGCAATACCTACTATTGGCCCAACCAAAGCTGGCCATCACTTCCTTAGGGTCAGTGACGTTAATGAGATCATCTTGATTATAAATAATCCCACAAAAACTAGCGGAAGCACGGTCTTTATGAAGTTCAAGCTTGATATTAAAACCAAGTTTAGAAAAGTGCTCTGATGTGGGGAACTTACCTGTAGATGTTTGTGCGAGGGCATCATCGCCTTCAACAACCATCTTAAGTTCCCCATATCCTAACTGCTTAACTAGGAACGACATGACCATGAGATTTGCGAACCCGTTACTTAGTGAAGTGTTCATTTCGCCTGACATTCGAGCGCCTTCCAAATACAGGGTAAACCATTTGAAAACACACTCGTTGGTGCCCCTGAGGGTTGACACGATATCCTCAAACTCATCATTATTGATGTATTGAAGGAAATAGTCAAACATGACCTTATCAGTAAAGGACATGACCTCAGGTGTGAAACTACTTTCAAAAGAAGTATAATCTGTGGCTGAATTCTCACCATAACAATTCGAGAAGTAATCCTCCATATATTTAGGACGATCCTTCACAGGAATATGTTTAATAAAATTTTCAATCTCATAGATTTGTTCTTCGATTTTGGAGCAGATGGGGCCGAACTTGACTTTGAAATAGTCGGTTCGGGAAAATATCCCCCTAGCGTGCTTTGGTTTAGGAGTATAAGACTCCTGCTTAATGAAGCTTTTTACTTTCTTATGCTTCTTGATAAGCCTACTCGCACCAAGGTCATCTGCAACCTTCCTAAGTTGATCCTTACGCCATTCTGGATACGGACGTGAGTCTATCCAGTCCCTAGGTTCCATGATGTCTCCAGCTGCGAGAGGTTTGCAATGTTTCTCCAGCCATCCTCGACAAAATTTCCCTAGTTCGGGCAAGGATATGACGTTGCCATTGGGCAATGCCATAGGTTCAGGTATGGGTAATTTAGCCGAAATCCTCTTAGTAACTCCGCCCAATGCAGTCATTGGGTCATGAGTTGAAGGGTAAGGCAAACGTGCCCCATGCACGTGACATCCCAAAGAAACTTCTACGACCTCTCTCTTCTGAGCCAAGAAGAAAGGCCGATGTAATGAAATGGTTACGCTTCGCGGCTTCACAGGATCATAATCAATCTCATCTACGTGATAGCCTACAGCGACCCACCTCTGCTTTAGAGTTTCTTTGGCAATGGAAAATCCATGAACGACATCTTAGCGCGTTGTTTTCTAATGATAGCATAAGCCAGGACAGCCGTATACTGCCTAGGATGCATATCTTCAAAATAAACAAATCGATTATCGTTGATTGTATGAAGAGTTTTGGTGACCGTGTTAACTTTGAGCCACAGCGTCTCGTCGTCGACATTCATGGCAAAAACAGGGGCACATAACAACTGAGATAATAGCTCTAAAGAGACCAATTGTTTTCGTCTCTTATTCTTTCTAATTCCCAAAATCCTAAATACAAGGTCGATGAGACTGAAATGTTTCCTGCATATAGACACTTCAACTACACCATAACCTGGGTTTTCATGTTTAATCTCATTCAATGAATTCAGATCAGGTCGAAGGTCCCTAGGTGCATGGGTGCGGGGGTCATATCTATGACCCACTCCACAAATCTCAACAATGCGATGTCTTTCAATCATTTTGTTGTCCTCCGAAAGGAGGAGCATTGAAATAATGAGTGTAACCAAAGCCAACCACTCAAATTCATAGAGAATACTATCCCTAAATTTATAGTTGACAACCAAAACACCTTTATATCTGCAATACTTAACACCTAGAGTTTCCGTGCAATGAACGTTCATATACTCGTTAATTTTGTAATTGAATCGTTCTTCGAGCACAGGAAGCCATTGAAGACCCCAGCCCATGGAAACTGGTACTTGCCGTTCTTCACACATTAATTTTTCACCACAATTAGTATCAACGTGAACTAAATCATCCAAAAATCTGGGATTTACATCCATAATCGACATGTGGTGGATTAATATACTAGCACTCAACACAAAAGTCAACCAATGCCAATAATAAGTGTGGGTAGGGTTTCTGTCGAAAGACCACTCCCTATGTAGAAAACCGCCGAACATTTTGGTAAAGTAAGCCTCAGATCTAATTTTCTTGTCAGCTTCTTCACTATCTTTGATCGCCTTCTCTAAGGCCTTAGCTTCTTCCTTTTTCATGTCCATCGATTCTTTGACTTCTTCACGGACCTCCCTAACTTCAGCCGCTTTTGCTTTCAAGGCATCCCTGGTGCCAGCCAAGTCTGCCGAAACGTCCTGAAGCTGACTGACAAGCTGACCTACTGCAGCCTTATGGCCATTATTGCCGCCCATTTTACCACGAGCATTTTTCTTTTCTTTAGACTTAATACGGAGATTAGATTCCGCTGTCGCTCTTACCGATTTAGCTCTATCTTGAAGAGCCGGCAACTGTCCTTGAACCTGCCTGGGTGGATTTATATTTACGGTTTGTAGGTTAGCTGGAGGCGTTGGTCTTGGTTGAGGTGACCTTGAACCTCTATGGTTACCGTTGGTGGCATGCATGTGGTGGTTATTGTCAAAATTAATTGAATTATTAACTAAAGCACTCGACAAGAATTCAACTCTCTGGGTATAAAACTCAGCCATGATAGCAAAAGGAGAGTCACAAGCGCTAATATTCAATCCCTCCAATGCTAGGAGCCTTATTCCAGCTTCGGTATCTGCTCTAGAATCTATTGTAGGGTAGCTAACCTCAACATATGGAGCATAATCATCTAAGCCAGGGCAGTTCGAATAGGGGACATAATTAAATCCCACAAAACCTGACTCGAAACTCGTTCGGGGATAACAGTCTTTATGAAAATCCCAAGAATCATCATACTCTTCAACAACATCACATATGAGTTGCAATAAATTCATTACCGCACGATCTTCAGTGAGATCATGATTTTCGACGAAATAAGTGATAATCTCGTCAGAATGTGAGCTAAATTCAAACTCATACACCGGACAGCCCCCAACAAAG